CGCCGGGGAGTAGGCGACAAAACCAGTCCCCCCCTGATCGTTAGATGTGATGGCCCCATATTCCGCACGGCCATTGATCAACGTGCCGATCAGGTTGCCCATTATATAGTTGACCGTCGCCCCGGTGGGGTCAAAGGTGTTAGCCGTCCCCCCTGCTGCCACCGTATCCACCGGGGCTCCAGCCGAGTATTTGAGGCCAGCGCCCAATAGCATACCGAGACCGGTTGTAGGGTAATTGGCTCCCGTTCCCAAAGTCGTAAAATCACAACGAACCGAGATAGACCCCGTCCTCCTCCGCTCCCTTGAGCCGCTGGCCCACATGGTATCAGGCTCACGGGGGAGCGCGAATGGACCGTCCCGCGCGTCTAATCTATCGGTGGCCGCTGCGTCTCCTGGGATAACAATCGGGTCACGATCAACCAAAGCAGAAATAAAGGAGAGCGCTGCAAAAGATGGAAGGCCGGTGGAGGAGTCAATGCTTGCAAAGCTCCCCTCTGGGGCGATGGACAGCGATCTGTGAGTGGGTGCCATGGGGCCTCCTAATTTTTAAATAGTATATCAATAGGGATCAGGACTAACCACGCTATCGGGTTACCATCCTGAGCGTATAGGATCTCATAGGATGGCGAGCCGGGGAGGACGGTGGTTATGGATGAGGTGGCCGGTTGATAGTCAGGTCCTTTGACCGTGTCTATCAGGTGGGTAACATCCTCAGATACTATATTGGTGCGTAGGGTCTCATCATGGGGCAGGTCATACCTTACCCTGATTACCCGGTGGGATCTCTTTCGGCCCGATAACCCAGCGTCCCCATCATCTATAGGCAATTGCTGCTGAGCCGGCTTAATATCAAAGAGTCTCATGTTGCCTGAGCGCTCATAAAGATCAGTTGAGATCCCATCCGCATCATCCACCGATACAAAGCGGTGAGTCTCCTCACTTGGTGGTGTGGATGATTGGATCATATCGGTTAACTGGGTGAGGGCCTCGCGGATAGCCATTAGCTCAACCTCCTGAGTACCTGAGCCGAGATTAGCTTAACGAGCTTGGCCCTGTCATCTTTGGTTAAACCCATAAAATGCCTCAAATTATCTACATGAGTGGCATAACTTGAGGCATTCCCCGTCACCTTGATTGTGAACCCTTGGGCATAGTAATCCACCACCTTGAGACTATTTAGCATGAGGCCGGTCCTAGTCAGGTCAACCTCAGCGGTGGGCTTGCTGGCCTTGGTGTTTCGTCTAGTTCCTACGGTCCCCGGCTGTCTCGATTCCTTTTTATACTGCCTGTAGCCGCCCTGATAATAGACCGTTCGATTTTTTGCCGCCCCTCCCCTTGGCCGGGGAAAGGTTTTCTTTGAGATATAAGTGGGGGTGGTGGAGTAGCCATGAAATTGATTACCGTTAGCGTCTACCCCGTTAGTGGTACGTCTACGGATCAATACAATCGTATCGAGGCCAAAGGTGAGCATCATTTTAGGGGTGAGAATATTCCGATTAGCCCACGGGATATTGATATCCACCGAGACTGAGTTATCTTTGCTCAATGTCTCTGCCCCCTGGCTGGGGTCATCTCGTTAGATGATGCCACCCGGCCGCTCATGTTACCCCTAACATCGGTCCGCCTACCCCCGGTGACCCGCTGTCTCAGGGTGGCCAGATTGACCACTGCCCCAAGGTTACCATCCCGGTTAATGTCCAGGGTGATACTCCCCCCAGCCTGCTCAAAGGCGGCCTCCCCCCGGTCCCGGTATCTCTGAGCGGTATCAAGCTGGCCTAGCCCCTCATAGATGACGGCTGCGGTGATAAGAGCGGTGGCGTGATGAAAAATATGTGAGTTGAACAGGTCATCCTCAGTGTAACCATCTACCGTTAGGAGGTTCCTCACTCTCAGCGCGATCTCATCCTCAGCCACCTCTATCTGAGGTGAAAAATCCTGCTGGCGTCTGGGCACCATGTCAGCCAGAGCCGGGACAAGAGCCACAAGGCCCTGATGATTTAGACCTGATGAAAATGGCCGCCTAACTATGCTGAGCAGGCCTGAGTCTGTCTGAGTATCAGACGGGGCATCTGTCCCATTATTGCTCACGTAGGTAATATCCCAGACGTATGAGCCAAGGGCAGAGGTCACCGCGGCTCCCAGAGTACAGACCCATGTGGCCCACTCTAGCGAGGCCGAACTGCCCCCTAGGTCTATCCCTCTGGGTAGAGGCTCAGCGAGGTGGGCTGAGTTACCAGTCACCCGGCTGATTAAGACAGGGTAAGCCGAGTCGGACTCAGTCTCTAGATAGGCCTCACCCCATCTGCCACTTGTCCCTAGATAGTTTGTAATCTGGGGGTGGATGGTGAGTACTCGCCGGTTATCATGGATAGCGTTAGCCGTCGCCGGGGTATGGATGGGGGTGAGCGCTGGGCTCTGATCACCCGCGGCCATCCTGATCGTGAGAGTAGGCGTACCACTGATCGCGGTGGGGGCAGTCCAGGAGAATATAGACGTTGTCGAGTTTAGAGGTATCTTCTTTAACATCTATCTACCCTTGGCTGCCTTGTTTGCGTTGCGTATGTCTGAGGTGGTGGCGATGGGGAGCCCTAGTTCTCTGATCATTGCCTCAGAGATGGGAGCAAAACCATGTCGGCAGTTGTACCCACCCCCATATACTGCCACCGATAGCCCTTGATTGTTATCTAAATCTTTTATTTGTTCAGTAGATACAGCAATGCCCACAAGTTCCCTGCAGAATGGCCGGGTGAGGCCATCGACCACCCCAGAATAGAGTTGATACTCAAGGCCTGCAAGCTTGGCGCTTACCTGAGTAGCCATCCGAGACATGGCCGCTGATTGGGTCCTGGCTTCAGTCTCTAGCTCATACCATTTCTTATCTAGCCGGTCCCCGATATCACTTAAGGTCCGCTCAGAGTCAGCCGTGATATCGGCCACCGCGAACTCAGACCTCACCACCTTCTCGATCTCGGGTAACACTGAATTTTCATAATAACTGCCGATGGTGTTAGCCACTACCTGCTGGGTCTCAGTGTACCCGAGGGGTAATCCGCTCAGGTCTGGGTCACCCGCCTGGATGCCCTCATAGACCGGAGGGATTAATTTATCAATGGCCGCGTCTACGCTAGCCAGGATAGAATCATCGACCCCGTTTTGACGTATCCACCGCTGGATTTTATCCGGGGTTAGTAGTCCCATCCGGTTAGCGTCGATCAGCTGGGGTAGGCCTGCCATGATCCTCTTTTTGGCAGAGCCTAACCCCCTAACCGTCGTATTGGTGACAGCCACCTCACCCCGTAGGCTTTTGAGCTGAGACCGAAGGATCTCTTTACGGGTGGGATCTGTCTCTTTCGAGATTTCAGCCTGTAATTCCCCGATGGCCTTCTTGTCTCCCGACTCAGAAAGCTTTAGCAGTTGGGGGTTTCCGCAGGCTGGACATCTCATCATGCATCTTAGGTTAGGCAGTCACTGAGGACGCCACCGAAGTCAGCGTCCACCACTTTTTCTTTGACGCCTTCCTCAACCCAAACATGCTTATTGATGCGGTCAAGAGACTCCCACGATCCACTATGCCAAGGCTCATAGACAAAGTTACCAGCCGCGAGCGGTCCCATCTTAACCGTATTGGGGCCAGTGCTGACCCCATCGCGAAGACGAAGGCTGCCCATGAACACAGTCTCCCCATCCCAAATAAAATTGGTAGCTGAGGCGAGGCCGGGACGGGCTGACTCATAGCGAGCACCAGCCACTAGAATGTTCTGAACTCGAATGAGCCGCCTGAGTACATCGATGGCCGCGGAATCTTGGAGGATGCGCTCACCTGAGGCGATGCCCTGTCCAGCGTCCCCGATATACCCTCTGACCTCTGGATTCTCACAGATCGCGCTGAACGCATCATACCCAATGACCATGGTATCAGGATAGGCTCCTGAGGCCTTAAACTGCCGATCAGCCTCATCCCTCATGTCCTGTAGGGGCGTGCCGGTGGCCGCGTCCCATTTGGTACCAGGGACGGTATTATTAAAGGTGACAGTATCGAAGAGGAGGCTGGCCGCTCGGCGCTCCTTAGCGATGAGCAGAGCCCTCGCTACCATTCGAGCAACCCTGGCCTCCTCATCCATCGGAAATTGGGAGTCCTTGATCTCTCTCATTGGGATAGCGTGACTCAGCCCATGATCCTCAGCCTCAATGACCAAATTGGTGCGGTCAAATGAGGCGATCTCAGCTCTGGATGCCCCAGGAGCCCGTAAGGTCTGAGCGGTGACATCTCCCTGAAAATTGCGATCATTTTCGATCAGGAGAGTAGCTGACCGGCTGGGTAGAGTGATCTCCTCAAGGGCTTGAGCCGCGATGAACGCTGACTCATCCTGAATCATCTCTACCACTAGGCCGGTGAGGATGGGGTCTACTGGGTGATAACTGCGATAACTCGCCATGATGATCCTCCTTAGGCTCTGTAGCCGGTTAGACCGTTAAAGATAATATCGATCTGCTCACCAGCGCTCGCTGTCGGTTGAGCAGTGCTTGGCCGCCAGATCGCGATGGCAAACTCAGGGCCAGCGGCTGCGACCCATGGGATCATCCGGCCTTGGGCGTCTACCATTAACTGATAGTGGCCCGCGGTGGCGCTGTCCAGATTGTCCCCAGCGATGGCCCGGGTAGGGCCTTGGGTGATAACGCTGACAGACCCATCGGCCACCCCAGACTGCTGGGCGATTCCGATAACTGGCTCGGTGGCCGCGGTGGACTGAGCCACCTTACCAGCGGCCCCCCCACTCACTGCCCTGTACTCTCCCACCGTCCCGGTGAGGACCTTAGTCTCTTCAAGCGGATTCATGATGTGATCCCCTCCTTATAACTTCAAAAATGCAGAGGGCTTCTCCGCTCGTAATAATGCGAGAGCCTCAGAGTACTTAACATTATTGGTCTGCTGGATGCGCTTGATCTCAGCGTCTAAAGTCTGAGCGGTGGGCTTCTCGGCTGCCCCGTATCCATGCCCATACTCAGTAAGATCCACTGAGTGATTCTCGGGCCGGGAATCAAACATCTCGGAGAAGAGCTTGCTGTCCAGCTTGTATAAACGCTCAGCCTGGGTCACCTCATGAGGGCTGATCTTGCCCTTCTCACAAAGTGACATGATCGAGGTCTGCATCCGCTCGCGATCTCGATCCGCGGTGAGTTTAGCCAGTTGGGTCTCAAGCTGGCTCACCCGGCGGGTCTGCTCTCTCAGGAGTAGGCGCTCTTTGAGGCTGGTAGAGTCCTCAGACTCATCCTTTTCTTTGTCCTCAGCGCTGTTCCCCTCCGCGAGGGCGGTCCCATCATCGTCTTTGTCATCCTCAGATGACTCTTCTTCGAGGCTAGCCCCATCGCCTTTGAGTAGAGAGAGCTCAGCTCTGAGGGCCTCATTCTCTTTCATCAATGCGTCAAGTTGAGCCTTCATCGCGTCAGCCTCAGCGACCTCTTGGACCTCTTGTGAGATATCGGATTCCATACTTTCCTCCAGTGTTACCCGACTTATTTTTGACATAGTTTGCTGGGGTCGGGAGGTGAGCGCTACTGCTAAGAGTTGAGCATCTCCGATCTTAATCCCGGTCTCCCGGTCGTAGACCGGCCCCATAATCAACTCAGGACTGGACCAGATAGGGCCAGCCTCCTCAATAATTTTCTTTGTCCGCTCGGAGTACCGAGGCCTCACCCAAAGGCCATCTCCCTCAATGTAGAGGTCTACCACCTCACCTAAGGCCACCGATGACTCAGGACTGCCTGAGGCCTCATCCGGTGATGAGTTGTGACCCCAATCTATGATTACGGGGTCTCGATCCCTTGAGGCATAAAAAACCCTTACGAGTTCTTCCAGCGTCCTGGCATCAATCTCACCAATGGCCTCACCCGTTACCCGGCTGGCTATATGGCCCACTGAGAGAGTCTTGAATGAACTGTTTAGGCTGTCCACCTGTTCAGTAAATGCACACTTCATCCGCTCACCCCCTCTTTAAGCCGAGCGTATCTCTCCGCTAGGGCGGTGGGGGATGGTACCCCACCTGTACTCATAGCGGTACGCTCAGCCGCTGAGCGCTGGGTCAGAACTGGCATATCTGAGCTAACCCCTATCCGCTGCCTAACCGCTGACTCAAGCTCATCATCTGGAGTGAGGAGTTGAGCGGTGACCAAGGCGGGGAGATTAGGTAGAGACTCAGCGAGTTGATCAGAGTCTAGCCCTGTATGGGTCAGCTTGGGATAGAGGCGGCTGTCTATCTCACCGAAATTAAACTTGATGAGCCGCCCAATGGTGCCCCCCCCAGCCCTATCCACCCCGTTAACGGCTGAGGCCACTGTATCTAACAGGTTAATACAACTGCGCCTAAATAGATTCTGGTGAATCTCACCCACTGATCGAGCCCCGGTATCAGTTACCCCGAGGTTGATCATCTGGGTCATCATGCTAGATGTGATCTGATGATCGCATAGGGAGATCGCCTGCTCTACCCCACCCACATTCAACTCACCGCCTGACCCATAGGAGGCAAACTTGACCACTGATGAGGGCTCAACAAGGTAGGATGACTCAGCTGAGACATACGCCATAGCCTGAGCCTCAGCCTCATCAACTAAGGCCTCGATCTGCTCCTGGCTATACCCCGCGGTCTCAGCCATCCCCCGATCCACCTGGACTATAGGGGTAGGGACTGCCCACCGGCTGATCCCGATAGTGAGTTGATTACTAATATCTTGCTTAGCCCGCCAATACCAGTAGGCAGGCCTGAGCAACCCAGTTCCCTCGAAGTTAGCGCCCTCGCGAGAGTGGGTCAGAAGCAGAAGTTTGCTCGCTGGGATAGGGCAGGGTGGAGCGGCTGAGCCCCGCTGAAGCTGCATAACCCCATCCAAGGTTTGACCGTCTCGGCTCAGCCACCGATCATGAGCGGCTGGTACTCGATCCGCGTATCGGCTCAAGTAGACCTGAGGCCGGCCATCTCTCATCCCATGGTGATAGATCTCCTCAGCGTATCTATACCCATAAGGGACATAATCAGTGAGATAGACTAACTGCTCTTCCCAACTGACCTCCATCTCACCGGGGTATCCAGCTAGGCCCCAATTACAGTTGGCATAATCAGCCAATCTGTTAGCCGTGGGGTCTGTCTCATCAGCGCTGACCCACTCCCATGAGGCTGAGAGCAAGGTCTGCTTAATGAGCCTCCAAGAGGTAGCCACTATCGGATCAGTCCTAAGCATCTCTTGACACTGGACCACCCATTGACTCCCCACTAGGTCAGAGTTGAGTTCAACTCCTTGGATCTTGCCCCCAGATAGGGACGTCCCCCGGTTACCGTATACCTTATAGGCTGGGCTCACTGCTGGCTGATATGGCGCTAGCCGCGTATCTTTCGAGCGCCTAAATAAATCCAGCAGGCCCATTGTTTATCCCATTATGATATAATCGACCACCATTATAGTCACTTAGTTTATGGTCTGTAAACCCATAGGAGCAAAGAATGTTCTCACTCATTCTAGTATCTGCCCTGTCAATGGCCCCTGAAGGGGCTGTTAATATGTCTCTAGACCCACCACCCCAGCAGGAGATCAATACACCGGCTGAGGCCTTCGATATCGCATCCCTCGCCATCGATGCATTTAAGAAAAAAAAGTATGGTGTCTTCACTGGTCTACTTTTGATGCTCATGGTCTTTGGCCTGAGGCGAACTAAGATGGCCGCTCGCCTGCCCAAAGAGTACGCCCCATGGATCGCTTGTGGACTGGGGATACTGTTTAGCATTGGGACTGTATTGGCCGCGGATAGACCTCCCCTTACAGCTATCACTCATGGCTTTGTGCTGGGGGCAGCTGCCACTGGCCTCTGGGAGATGGTGGGTAAATATCTCCTACCACCCCCCAGGAGCTGAGATGATCGATGAAGACAGAACCATCACAGACCCCCAGCCTTTGAGCCCCGGCCATAGGGCAGCCCTCATCACCGCGGTAATCTCTGGAGTGTTTGGGACTATCCAGAGTATGAGAGCCCCAGACGCTGAGCGGACTAGGCAGGGTATCCAGAGGGCAACCTCAGCAGTTGATCAGACCTATGAGACCCTAGCCACCAATCAAAATATATTAGCTAAGGCGGTGGAGCGGCTGAGCAAGCGCAACCTTAAGCTAAGAGGCCGCATCATCGAGTTAGAGCGAGGCCTAAAGCGGATTGAGGAGGGAATAGATGATCCGCTCCCCCTGATCCAGTTTGAGGATTCGGCCTCCTCTAAGGTCATCAAGATCTCACCCCTGCCCATGATCCCAGAAGATGAAGAGTAGGGAGCCCACCCCTTCAGATCAGCCCCGAGGTTAACCGGGGAATAGGGCTATAACACTATAGACGATCCATAGGTCTAAAGGTGGACACGTGTCCACCTTTTAAATGGGATGCTCACGTAAGTGTATGATATCACAGTGGATGGCCATTCCCCGCAAATAGGAAGTGACTTCCGCTTTAGAGCAGGGCCATCTGCCCTCGCCTAGTTTGAGGGGTGATGACCTCTACCCCGTCATAGTATCCCAGCGGGTAACAGTCATAGGCCCCTGAGTTATAGAGGCTCACTATCTCATCTCTTGGGCGTACTCGGTTAAGCCTAACCCAAAGGTGTTCAACTCGCTTCCGGTCCTTAACGGTCCCGGTATTATTGAGGTGAAGCCGAGTATCAAACTCAAACCTCATCCAATCATCAGGGATTAACTCATCACAGTTACCATAAGCTGAGAGCATAACTGCTCCCTCACAAGACTCCAGTTGTGAGACTAAGGCGGCCATGTCACCCATGGTAAAATTGAAGTGATACCCCTCTTGATCTGTATCTGGGTAAGGGGGATCTAAATAGAATAGGGTCTGGGGTGAATCCCATCGTCTAATCACATTCGAGGCTGAATCACTTTCGATAAAGACATCTCTCAGCCTATCCACATACTGAGGCAATCGGCCGATAAGATTGGAAACCACTGCCGGGCGATTCTGGGTCAGCAGGCCATAACCCCAGCTGCCCCCCCCAGCCCCACCAAATGACTGCATTCTATGGGTCAGGAACTTTCTCGCTCTCGTTATCGGGTCATCATCGATTAAGACTTGAGAATCAACAAACTCCTCCCGGCTATACATGGTTAGGCTCAAC